TTTGTGGTCAGGATGGCCTCGGGCCGCTCCGTTGACAGGCTTTCGAGTGTCTTCGCGCGGGTCCATGCAGGAGACCGCGAATAGAACCACACGTCGCCGCCGTGGCGCAGCGACCACGCGGTGTCAAGGTTGATGGTGGTCGGCTTCAACGTCCACCCCGCCGCGAGCCGGGGCTTGCACTTGACCTCCGTCCGAACCTCGAACCGCGCGAGGTCCAGAAGCTCCCGCTGCCACGTCTTGGCCTGCACGCCGCGCACCTCGTAACCCCACGATTCGAGCCAGCCTTGAAGCCGGCCCCATCGCTTGCACTGGTCGGTGTAGCCGGCGGTGGATGCGCCGCCGCTGATGGCGTTGTTAAACGGCTCTTCAAGGTAGGCGACACGGGATGGCGATAGGAGCCCTGCCGATGCCTCTTGGGCCGCAAGAGTGCTCATGTCGAGGCGACCGTCCTTCACTAGCGTCCGCGTCAGGACGTGGTGGACGACGCGCCCCCCGCAGTACCACGCAAACGCCCCGTCGAGGCCGCTGTCGATGCCGAGAACGAGGGTGGTCATGGCGACACGTCATCGAAGTCGGGGCCGGGGTCTTCCTCGGGCTCGTCCTCGTCCTCTTCCACGTCTTCCTCGTCTTCCTCCTCGGGCTCGTCATCGTCCTCGCGGTCGTAGCCGGGGCCGTAGCAGGTGGCGCAGTCAGTAGCCCCGCACATGCGGTCTGAGCAGTATCGGCGTCGTCGAATCATGTCAGGCTCCTTGCGCGTAGTCGGCGCGCAGTTGTTGGCCTTTCGGGCAGGTACGGCACACGCCGACGTGGCCGCGCTGCCTCGATGCGGCGGTGGTGTGGTCGTCGTAGCACGTCGCGTAGGTGACGAAGATGCGCCGCCGCTCGCAGGTGAATCCGTCGGTGGTCGGCGCGACTTCGAGCCACGACGTGGACGACGACTCCACGCACGCGTACTCGTCTGCGGCGGTGCGCAGCGTTGCGCCGGGGTGGCGCTTGGGGCTCTTCACGTCCCCGAGGTGGTAGCGCCATCCGACGTCAGCGACCGCGCCGAGTTCCTTCAGGAGCCGGTGCAGGTAGCTTGCAGAGCGCCCGGTGCGGTCCTGAAGCTCGCGCATGGTGGCGGGGAGCATGGCCTTGACCAGCGCCCTCTGCTTGTCGTGGTCGAGGTTCTTGGCGTGGCCCTGGCCGAACGCGCGGATACCGACCTCGGAGGGGCGGTACTTGCCCCCGGTGAGGAGTATCGACCCCTCTTCGAGCAAGGCTAGGAGGGCGGGGCTCACCGATGACAGCGGCTTGCCGGTCTCGGTGACGAGTTCGTCTTTGGTCCATGCGCGGCGGTGGGCTGTGAAGACGGCGCGGAGGGCGGCGAGGGTCGTCATACGGCGTCCTTCTGTCGGGCGAACATGGACTGGAGCGTCTGCACGTCCTTATCGAAGGTGCGCATCTTGCCCTGAAGCAAGCCCCACACCGGCTGTTCGATGTCGGTTACGGGGACGTGAACCGTGAGCCGGCCTTCGCGCCCGAACCGGTGCGCCCGTCGGACGGCTTGGTAGAACTGCTCGAAGCTGAACGTGTAGCCCGAATAGAGCATGTCGGTCGCTTCGGGGAGGTTGACGCCGAACCCGAGCACGGACGGCTTGCTGATGAGCGTATTCGTGCGGCCGGCGCGGAAGTCGTCGATGAGGTCAACGCGCTCTTCGACGGGCGTTGCGCCGCTGATGACGTGACCGCCGACGGCACGCCGGAATGCGTCCTCCTCGGCATTGCGCGAGCACCACACGATGGCGCGCTTACCTTCGATGGCGGCAACCGACTCTTTGAAGCGGGGCTGGGTGATGTCGGCGCGCATGGCTCCGAAGATTTCCCGCGACTCACCAAGGCTCACGGCGTCCTGAAAGAGCTTGTCCTTGGGCTTGTAGTCGGGCGCATCGGTGCGGATCTCGTGGTAGACGGGTGGCTCGCGGAGCTCGGCTTGATGGTCCCTGAATCCGAGCGTAGACGGGCTTTGGATGTAGGTACACCACGAGCGGAGGTTCCGGTAGAACGCCGCGTGCGCGTGGCCCTTCAGTCGCCACTCGGTGCCGTCCTTGCGGAAGAACTGGCCGTAAAACTCGTTGAGCGTCGTTGCGTGCCCGAGCCAGACGGCGTGGGTCGCGTACTCTGCAAGCTCATTTGGACTGGGCGTCGCGGAGCACGCGAGCCGAAAGCGGCACGGCTTCACGAGCGCCGTGACCCACTTCCGCGTCTCGCCGGTCTCGCTTTTGAGGCAGCTTGACTCGTCGAGCACGACGCCGACCACGTTGGTCATGTCGACGTCACGGCGGGACTCGATGTTGAGGATCGCCACGTCCGTCTGCCACGGCTCGCTGCGAAGGTTGCTCATGCGGTAGCCGTAGAATTTGGCCGTGAACCGCTGGATGTCCTCCACGACGGCGAGCGGCGCAAGGAAGAGCACGCGACCGAACTTGCGCGCGATGGCGTGAGCCCATGCGACTTCGACGGCGGTCTTGCCAAGCCCGCAATCCATGAAGACCGCGAACCGCTGGCGGTCGAGCGCAAGATTCGTGACCCATGCCTGATAGTCGAAGAGGTGGCCGTCTTCGGTGGACACTTGGCGGTCTTGACCCGCGCCGAAGATAAGGCGGTAGCTTGCCTCATCCGTCTCGACGGTGCGGCCGACGACGCGGTACGACGGGAGCGACTTGCAGCGGATGAATGTCGCATAGCCTTCGGCGGTCGGCGGGATGTCGATGATGACGGCGCTCATTCGATGTCCTTGCCTTCGACTTGGAAGGTCTGACGCACGGCGCTTCCGAAGAGGTCGCCTTGCGAGCCTGCTGCTTCGCGGTCACGGATGGCCGTTTCGAGGTTGAGCTTGGCGCGCTCGTAGTAGGCGCGCTTGAGTTCGGTCCCGACGAACTTGCGCCGGAACGTGAGGGACACGAAGCCCTCCGAGCCGATGCCGGTGAACGGAGAGAACACGGTTTCGCCGGGGTTGCTCCAGAGCTTCACACACCGTTCGATGAGGTCGAGTTGAAGCGGGCAGAGGTGGCGCTCGTCACTGTCCTCGCGAGCCAGTGCGGCGTTGAGCGTGTTCGTCTCCTTGATGGAGTACCAGACGCCGCGAGCCCATCGAATCCAGTCCTCGTTCGTGATCTCGCCTCGGTCCACGCCGTCGATGCGGGTGAGGTTCACGCCCGGCTTCACGAACATCATCACGTAGTCCACGAGCGCGGGGCGGTTGATCGCGGAGTCTTTCTTCAGGTTCACGAACATGAGCGCGTGGCTCTTGGTTCGGATGGCCTGAGCCTGCGGGCACTTATCGACCGTGACCTCGCCGTAGTAGATGAACCCGGCTTGCTGGTACTGCCGGATCATGTCGCCGCGCATGTCCCAGATGCCCATGAAGCCGTGGGAGTTCTTGGTACGGGTGGGGTTCTGAACGTGGACGCAGACGCGCCGGCCCGGCTTGATGAGCGGGAACAGAGCATCGACGAAGAACTGGTGATGCAGAAGGAACTCGTCGTCGGAGTCGCGGGAGTTGCCCATGTCGGCATCGTGGTTGGAATAGGTGAATAACGAGGCGAAAGGAGGAGAGTAGACCGCGAGGTCGAACTGCCGACCCTCCTCTGCGAATCGTCGCATGGCCGTGATGCAGTCTTCGTTGAACAGTTGATATTCGCTCATTGGCCCCACCCCTTGTTGATGCAACCCCAAACCCAAACGGCCACGATGACCGCCGCGCACACGAAGGCCCCGATGACGTGGGGCCAGTCCAGATCGATGCGGGAGAAGTCCATTAGCGCACCCCCAGAACAACGCGAATCATCCACGCGTCGGTGTCGTCGGTCTCGCCGTCTTCGTCCACGTCCATGCCGCCGAAGACTTCCCAGACGCCGGGAAGCGTCTCGTGACGGTCATCCCATGAGACGTCAGCGAGCGCGGTATCGATGTCGGCAGCGTCTACCGTGGCGATGGCGACTTGGTTGATTCCACGGGCGCGGTCGATGGCTTGTTCGATGGTCATGCTTGGCTCCTTCGGGCGCACGGCCCGGCTATGGGAGGAAGACTACCGCGTGAATCGCGCCCGTCAACAACGAAACAACGTTGACAAGGCAGATTCTCCGGGCATGATTCGGGGGGAGCCGGGAGGCTG